ATATCCCAGTAAGTTTCTACAGGAACTGAAGGATCATGCGGGACTTTAGTAATTTGATTTTTATTCTCCATATCCTCTAAGATAGAGAGATAATAGAATCCATTAGCATTGGCAGTCCATGAGTTATAATATTCTTGTTGAATAAGATCCTCAGACATGCCAGAATCTCTTTCTTCCTGAATCATTTCTTCAGTTACATACCTATTACCATTTTCATCAAGAGTATCTAATACACTATAATCCTGAACAAACCAATTTTTATTCTTTAAGGCCATGTTAGTCAACTCATAAAAATGATTTTTACCATTCTTAGAGGAGTTGAAGGCAGCCCATCCATTATTTTCTACAAGAATAGGACGAATAATATTCCAAGCTTTAGGATTTTGAAATGCAAACTCAGAGAATACACATCCTACAGGATTAGATCCACGTACTTTATCAAACTTATCAGTACCCATAATCTGAATTACTGATCCATTTGTAAGTACTATTTTCATGTCAGTACTATTTTTAGATTGGATAAGAGACTCAGGAATATGATCTAAAAACTTAAATCCTGAGCCATCAATACCATCCCAAATTACCCTTCGACCTTGTGCATATTCAGGAAAGAAGTAATAATATACTCCTTTTCTTTTAAGAGATTCTTTTATCATAAGATTAAAGAGAGTCTTATCTTTTCCTGCTCTACGATGATAAATAGCTATTAGTCGTTTGAAACCTGAATCTCTAGCAGCTAATAATTCTTTTTGGTAAGTTCTAGGAATAAATTGATATGGGATTGTTATTATACTCATTCTATATACTAATTATTATAAAGGATTTTATTTTAATGCGCCCGGTAATAATATTGTCATTGCCTTTATAAATCATATTATCCGATTTACGTACTATATTGAAGAATATTTAGACAAGGGGTTAATAATCAGGCGGAATGTAGTCTAGTAAGTCAATAACATAATTCCATTGAACATAACTACGGATGTTACAGTAGATTTAAACTCAAATAACAAATAATCTCCCTTTGCTCCAAACAACTTAACATTTAATGTTTCAGTCATTTATTATACTGCGATTATTGGACCAAATACAGGAGCTGGCATACCATCAGCATCATAAACAACACCTTTACGATAAGATGTACCATCTGTGGGCTGTGCTCTTTCACCGTAGGTTACTACAACAACTCCACTAACTGTAGGTACGGTTAGTTCTATCATTGTTGCATCTCCAGATTTAAGAGCTGCATTAGTAATTGTCTTTTCTACTCCATCATAATATACTCTAAAGTTAGATGTTGCAGCAGTTCCAGCAGGACTCCAATGTTCTTGACCAGCAATAGGAGCAACAATAATTGAATCAAACTTAACTGTAATAGTTGTTCCTGACTTAGTAATAGGTGATGTTGTTAATAACCTAGGACCAGATGCATTTAATGTTTCACCCAATATATATTTTCTATATACTTTTGAAAAACGTTGTCCAACTACTTTTTGTCCTACAGTAGATACATGAATATTATCAGTAGATGCATTATGAGGAACATCATGTGTTACAACCATATATGTATTCTTTTGACGTGCAGTTGCTATTGGTGTAATTGAATTAATAATAAAGAGTAAGTTACATGCAGCGGCTCTAAAGAAGCTGACTAAACCAGTACCTGTTCCAATCATAGGGATTTTAAAACTTCCTATACCAAATGAAGCATATATATCTGAAGAACCTATATGCGGTTTCCATGTACCAGTTCCTGTAACAGTAATATCCATTAACACTTGTTCATCTACAGCCAATGTAGCTATATTAAACCCAACAGCAGATCCATTATCAGAGACTAAACGTACTCCATTACCCTCAGCAGTTGCAGTATTTGTTGCATTAGCATTTTGAACAACAAAAGATGTATTAGAAAAAGCGTGAGGCGTAAGATCTATATATGTTGGTTGTATAGATGACCCATCAATTGATATTGCAGTTATTGTAATTAATAAATCATATGTTCCAGATGCTGCATTTCTATAACAATAGAGTACTCCTGTACTAGAGAAGGGTACAGTATATGTATGAGTACCTGCTGCAACACCGGCTGCAATAGAAGTAGTACCACATAAAAACTTTAATGCTCCAGTACCTGAGTGTGTAACTGTAAATGTTACAGACTGACCAGCGGTTATAAGTCCAAATATAAATCCAACAGACTGTGAGTTATCAGATACTAAACGTATTCCTGTTCCTTCAACTGCTATTGTATTTGTTGCATTAGTATTTAAAGGAGCATAATAATTTGGATCAGTTGTTACAGGCAAATTTGTATAGACTACCGGATTAGCACTTCCAAAAGTAGCTTCAGTTCTACGTTGAGATTCAGCATGACCACGCAAAGAAGTTGTCAATACATCAGTACTGTTTGCTCCCACTTGTGCAAAAAGAATAGGTGCATCAGGATAGTATTTTCGTATTGCATTTACTAATAAAATCCACGCATATACATACTCATTATCTTGTATCCCTGTAGTTAAAGACTCAGTTAATGCATAACCAGTTCCACCACCACCTTCATGACCAAACCATGCAAATACTGGAGTAATACCAGCATCAACTGCTAGTTTAGCACGAGTATTCATTGCTCCAAATAGAGTTTTAATATCATAAGGATTGCTGCCTGGCAACCACATGGCTATATCTGTTGATCCTATGGCACAAGGTATAAGTAATGAATTAATACCTGCATCAATAACTAATCTCTTAGCTAATTCTACTCCAAAAGAGTGATAGGTTTCTCCCGGAGTTACTCCATCAGGTATATTATTTACCCAACCACTTGTAACACTCTTAGTTCCTAAAGGTTCTGTAGCCACACCATATACATTGTTCTTGTTGTAACTATATACAGCCTGGTGTGGAAGAGATATATTAGTATCCATTAACCCTCTTCCATCAGCATTTGATTGTCCTCCAATAATAAGAGCAATATCATGAACTGATTTTTTTAGCTCTGGGATTTGTGGTATAACTCCATTACTTGTATAAGTAGTTATAGCTCCCATATTAAACTCCTAAAGTAACAGTAACAGCAGCACCAGTTCCAGAGATAGCCGATAAAACAGCATACATATACCCCCAATTTGATGATATAGTAGATCCTGCTGCATCTGAATTTGTACCAGATAAAGAGATTGTTGCTAGTAAAATGCCATTGGTATTACGTTTAGTATTGCAACCATACACATTTACAGTAGCTGAGATAGCACCAGTTCCAGAGATAAATGCTTCAAGTGTATTATTTCCTACTGGTACTGGAAATGCATCTGTTGTTTTATTAGCAGTAGCAGTATCTAAAAAAGATAGTACCACTTTATCTATGAATTGTTTATTTGTTGTTGACATTTTTTCTCTCTAGGTTATATATAATTATCTGTATAAAACAGTTATATCACATGCAGGTGCAGTAGTTGCTGTGACAATGGTTAATCCAGTAGTAAAAGCAAGATCTATATCTACTAGAGGAGGTATTAATGAAGCTGCTAAAAGAGTAGAACCTGGAGGACTTATTGGTATAGTCCATGTTCCTATTTTAGTACCAGATGCACTTATACCATCATAGATAGTAATAGTTCCGGCAGTAGTAAATCCATTATTATTTACAGTAAATCCACAAAGTATACCAGTCCCTGTTTTTACTAAGGTTGTAGTATTAGTAGTTATATTTAGAAAAGAAGCACCAGCCTGATAACTACCTAAATTACCTTCTTCATCACATCTAGGATTTCTATAATGATCATCAACTATCTTTGATGTACTTAATTTTTGCATTAATCTAACCACTCTGAGCCAAGTAATTGACCTTTAAAATCTGAAATATCACATGAATGTATTTTATAAGTTCCATACATCCTGTCTAATTTATTGAAGGAGAAACAACCTATATTCTTTTTAGAGATTGTAACATAATATACCTTCATTTTATTTACCAATTCGTTTGGTAGCTACATCTTTAATTTTTTCTGCTGTACGCATACCACCAATACCTAAAAGTCCATATAGAATATTAGTTGCTACAGTTGGATCAATTGCTGGTAATGGAGGAATACCCCAAAAGGCTCCAAT